GACCAAATCCTGTAATACCTGAATATCTTCCAGCGGCAACAGGATTATTATCGACATATTTGATAGGTACATTGATATTGATAATCATATAATGGCTATTATCTTCATTGCCCAAGTCATTTGGAAAGACTAAATAACTGAAATCATATCTGCTTTGACCAAGATCAATTGGTTCTAAGCCTGTGTTTTGCTGTTCGGAAGTTTGTGGATTGAGTTCTGTAGCCATCGTAATCCTTAATTTGTTTATCAGAAGATATTTATATGACATTTACTAAAACATACAAAGGTATTTTCAAACCTAAAAACCCTCAAAAATATAAAGGCAATGTCGATAATATAATCTACAGGTCTTTGTGGGAAAGACAGGTTATGAATTGGTTAGATGATAATGCCAATGTAATAGAATGGCAAAGTGAAGAAGTGGCTGTACCATATATCTCGCCTGTCGACTCAAGATGGCATCGATATTTTCCTGACTTTATTGCTAAGATGAAACGACCAGACAATAGTATAATCACAGTTATGTTAGAAGTTAAACCTGCTGTTCAAACAAAAGAACCTAGGCCCTCTAAAAGAAAAACCCAGAAGTATATAACCGAGGTGATGACATGGGGTGTCAACCAGGCTAAATGGAAATATGCTCAGGACTATTGTAATGATCGTGGCTGGGAATTTAGATTGATTACCGAGAAAGAATTAGGTTTGAGTAGATAAATAATAATATGGCAAAAGATCCAAAAAAAGAAAAAGAAGCAGTTGATTGGTGGCTTAATAAAGCTAGAGGTGCTGCTGGATACAGAAGAAATCTTCTTGCTAAGGCAGATAGAGCTAAGTCCTCTACTGTCATAGGCAAGATGTTTTTCTTTGAGTATGACCCTAAACATAAGATGAAACTTCCCGTATACGACCGATTTCCTCTGGTATTTCCTATTGAAAGATATCCAGATGGATTTCTTGGATTAAATCTTCATTATCTTGATGTTTCTACTAGATCAGCAATTCTTGATAAACTAAGTGAGTATAGAACCCATATGAACATGACTGAAAATTCTAGACTAAAGCTATCATATGAACTTCTTAGTCGCACTAGACTTTTATCATCAGTTTCTCCTTGCATCAAAAGATATCTAATCGGTCATGTTAGAAGTGATTTTATAGAAATAATTCCTAGTGAATGGGAAAAAGTGGCACAGTTACCCGTACAAAGATTCATAGTAAAGGCATAAAATGGCATCTTTCGATATTCCTGATCCACCACAAAATCTAACAATGAATGACTTTAGAGCCATATCAGATGATTATGGCGGTTTAGTCAAAACATGCAGATTTGCGGTAAGATTATTACCAACCGGTTCTTTATTACAAGGCTATTCTTCTTTTTGTAGAGATTTTACATATCTTTGTGAAATTGCTGAAATGCCAGGTCGTGGTTTTATGAATCTGGATATTAGATATTATGGTCCTAGCCATAAGCTTCCATTTCAGACAACATATGAAGATATGAATTTGACATTTTTATGTAGATCAGATTCAATAGAAAGACAATTTTTTGATGATTGGATGTATCATGTAAATCCAACAAATACTTTCGATTTCAATTACCGTGATGAATACAGAGCACAGATTGAAATATACCAATTTGCCGATTATTCGGAAGACGAATATGATAGTGCTCCTGAAGCCACATACTGCATTACTGTTCATAATGCTTATCCTATTCTTATAAATCCACAACCTATGACATGGGGTGATGCTCAGTTTCAAAGAGTTGTTGTGTCGTTTACATATACTCACTGGTCTCGTAAAAACCGAGATCCAGAACCGGCTTCATTTGAACTTATTGAGGCCAGACCTGGTTCACCTGGCGGTTTACCAAATCGATCTAGATAAAGGATATAAAGGATGATAAAATATGGCACTACCTAAAATTGACCTACCAATATATGAAGTGAAGTTACCATCAAATGGTAAAACAATTCGTATAAGACCATTTTTAGTCAAAGAGGAAAAGTTGCTTTTGATGGCAATCGAAGCTCAAGATGAAATGGAAATTATCAACACAACAAAACAGATCATCAATAACTGTCTATTAGATTCAGACGTTAATGTTGAAACGCTACCTTTCTTTGATGTTGATTATTTGTTTATTGCATTGAGAGCCAAATCTATTGGTGAAGCAATAGACATAAAATTTACATGTAACAACACAGTTAATGATAACATATGCGGTAAAAACTTTCCGGCAAAAATAGATATTTCAAACTGCGAAATTGTCAAAGATCCTAATATATCTTCGATGATCGACTTGGGTAAAAATATCAAAGTAAAGATGAAATATCCAAGTTATACGACTATGAAAATGATTTTGGATAATGATACAGTTATCAACAAACAAATTAATATTATTGCTGGTTCTATAGATCAGGTTATTGATGGTGATACTGTTCATACAACAAAAGACTTGACAAAAGAAGAGATTATAGAGTTTATTGAAAACTTGACCAAAGAACAATACTCTAAACTAGAATACTTTATTAACAATTTTCCGTCATTTGAGATTAAGAGCAAAGCGACATGTGATAAGTGTGGTTTTGAGCATAATCTATCATATTCGGACTTTACAAGTTTTTTCGTCTAATGCTTGGTTACGACACGCTGATGAACTATTTCCAAACTAATTTTTCGTTAATGCAACATCACAAATATAGTATTACTGAAATTGAATCTATGATGCCTTGGGAAAAATTCATCTATATTGATATGCTCAAACAGTTTATCAAACAACAAGAAGATTTAGCACGTGATCAAGCAGCACAGATAAGAGCCCAAAACAACATAAGAAGAAAGTAATATGGCAAAAGGCAAATTCGATCCAAACAGACTGACAGTCGATTTCAAGCAATTGATGAGACTGAATATACAAGACAGAATTGGATTTTATAGAAGTGGTGGCGCTAGTTACTTTGAAGGGCTCACACCAACACAATTAGCACAGTTATTCCCTAAACAATACTTGCAGCAATTGCCAGATATTGGTAGAGCAGTTTCTGGTGGTACTAGAGGTGCTGGTGGTGGTTTACCGTCTTTTGGAGGTGGCGGAGGCGGAGGTGGAGCACCAAGTGGCGGCGGAACTGCCACACCTTCTGCTGTACCAACGGCTACTGTTGCTGGAGGTGCAAAACCTACTACCGGAATTAGCACATCACCTAAACAATCTCAAACTGCATCAAAAAATTCTTTCATGGAGTATTTGGAAAAAATACAAGGTCCAAGTGAAGGTAAAATTGTGACAAGTGGATCCGGATCTCCATTAGCTAAGGCTAGAGCAAAATTGTTTGAGCAAATGAATGATCCTAAAGTAAGAGCTGCTGTTTTTGCTAGAATAGATATAGAAGTGGGTAGCCAAGGACCTAGAGCGCAATTAGGATTTTTCGAAACGGTTGCAAATAGGGCTCTTGCTCGAAAAATGAGTCTTTACGATACTGTGAGTAATAAAGACGGCTATTATCCACAAAAAGATAATTCTAGATTCAGAAGCTTATCACAGAGAGCTGATCCTAATTTAGAAAAGAAATATTCGGAAATGTCAAATTCTGTAGCAGGAGGATCAAATACGGTCAATTATGCCACAGGAAACGGTTCTGGCGGCATAGGCGTAGGTTCAAAGACTAAAAGCATTAATGGTGAAGATTTTGGTATAGAAAATCAAAAAAGTGATATAAATTGGGCGGCTTCAATGAGGAAGCAAATGTCCGATTTTAGCTCTGAAGAAACAAAAGCAGGAACTTCTGCCCGATATACATTTAGTACTGATAAACCAACATCAGTGCAAGAAATGCGTGAATTATTAAAAAAGCACCCAGATAGTATTCATTATGTTGGTGCCAATATGGATAGTGAAGATTATAAAACTACCGTTGAAAATTACAAGAAATTAACACCAGATGAGCAATCAAAAATCAAATTATCTGGTTATACTTATGGACCAAGATCACACGACAAATTCCCAGAAGAACAAAGAGACCTTGCAAATAGAATGAAAGAAATGGGAATGAGTAAAGAAAGATATGAGAAAGGAGGATTTGTAGATTATACTTGGGATAAACAAATACTCAGATACGGAAAAAATGCTCCAAATATGATAGAATTTGATAATACGAATTTTGGTAGAGGTGAAGATCATTTATTTGAAGCATATTTAACCAGACACTATCAAAAAGAACAAGAAACAGGTCTAAAAGTCGATCTCGTAGCAAAAAATTTAGATGAACATCAGTATGCAATATATGACAAATTAGTCAAAGAAGGAAAAATACGAGAAGGCATGTTCAGGACAGCCGTATCTGAAAGTATTTATAGTGATGTTAATAAAAAAACTGGTAAGCCATCTTGGGTATCGGCCGCTGAAGAAAGAGGATTACCAGTAGCAGATTTAAGAGGTACACAAAACGAAACTTATTTTGGAACTGTTAGTATGACAGCAGAACCTCAAAGAATTGTAGGTCCTGTGAAGCCATTACCGCAAGAATTAAGAGATAATCCTATATTTGATCAATACTATCAAAATGCAACGCCAGAAATAAAGAGGTTGATTGATAACAATTTAGGTAGAGAAATTGCAGCAGGGAAAAAGTCTATTCCTGATATCATCGATCATATAAAAAGAGATCAAGAGCAAGCGAATCGGCCACAACAACCTCAAGGCACAGCAACACCAACACAAAATACTGGTGCACCAAGTGGAACACCTTCTGATAAAGTCGGAGCAGCAAAAGGTGTGACTAATTTAGGTGCCGTTGATGATTGGCTCATGAGTCGATATACCGGAGGTGGAGTCAGATGGAAAGATGAACAAGCTGCAAAAAAATATAATATGAATATGCAAGATTATGTAGTAAGAGGTATAGATCCTAAAATAAGAATGGAGATGTATGAGCTTGGTCAAAAATTTGAAAAAGAAACAGGAAAAAAATTTCAAATTAACACAGGATTCAGAGATGATTATAGGCAATCATTAATAACAAGTGGCACTTTTGCTCCTGTGGGTGCAAGTCAGCATGGAGGAAGCGGGTCAAGACCCACTAACAAAGAAGCTATTTCTCAGTTTGGAAAAGCAATGTCGGCATATGGTAATGGTGGAGCATTCGATAGTAGTCCTGACTTCACAAATTGGTTAGAGAAAAATAGGCCTGCCGATTCTGCAATTGCGCCGACAGGACTAAGAATACCAAAGGATCCTTTTCATATTAGTGATAGTTTTTCCAGAGAAGCCAGTCGATTGGGATATGGTGGAACACCCGAACAAAGAGAATCGTTGAATAAAAGATTCCAATCTTGGTATAATAATATTGGTGATTCTAATGTGCAGAAAGAAATTTCAGATAGGTTGGCTAAAGAAGGATTTAATGTATCTAATCAAGGAACATTAGTTCCTCCTACTTCTGTATCGCCACCACCGGTACCGGTATCACAAAGAGGCATAACTTCAGGAATGCCACCACAACAACAGGTTTCACCCGCCGAAGTTAAGACAGAAAATATGCCTGGTTTAACTCCTGCACCAGCACCAACGGCAGTTCCTGCCCAAGAATCTACACCAGCAGAACCACCAAAAAATGAATACGGTGGTGAATATCAAGCACAGTCAGAAGATTTAGCTGTTGTTAATGCTAGAACAGGTCAACCTCAGTTTACATTCAATCGTGATGAACAGTTGTCACTACAAGATGGTAGACTTAAGGTTACACCAGAACAAAGAACAAATCCTGATAATCTACAGCCAACCAACCAAGTCGCACCACAACAACAGCAACAACCATCATCATATGAAAATGCTGCTGGTATGTTTAATGGCATATCTCCTCAGCCACACGCACCTATAGCACCACAAGCTCATAATAATTTTGCTAATAGATTAGAACCAGCTTCAATGCCGCAGAATGATGGTATAACAAGAGCTATGGCACAATCAATTGGATTTCATGAGCCTGTTAGTTCAAATTACGGATATGGCACAGCAGCAAATATCCGTAATGGATATAATACAATCATATCATAAAAAAGGGGCAGATTTCTCTGCCCCAATACTCTCAGCCCGCTAGAGCCTTAAACTGCTTTAGATCATCATCATCTTCATCAACATCGATTGTATCTTGTGTTACAGATTGACGCTTAGAAGCGGATGCAAACACATCTTCCTTAGGTGCAGAACGAGTCACAGGTGCTTCGTTCAACTCCAAAACTTCGTTGAGTCTCTTCTTCAATTCATCATAGCTCTTGAAGTTCTTAGCATCAACAAATTCCTTGAGAGAATATTGTGACTTCCAAATCTGTTCAAGCTTAGCATCATCAGAATTGAGCACAGAGGGTGACTCAAATGTTGATTGATCATAATTAGGATAACCATCAACTGTACGCATACGCAACTTGAAGTTGGCACCAGCCCAGAAATCAAAAGGATTGACCTTTTCATCACCCTCAAACTCTGGATTCATAAGCATAGAAATCTTATCGAAAATCTTCTTACCGTACCTAAAGAGCTTTACTTGACCTTCATTTTGTGGATTCTTGGGATCAGAAATAACAAGAATGTTTGAAATATAGGATAGCTTACGCTTTTGAGCACGAGCTTGCTTACGCTGAGGCGAACTTTCATCAGAAGATGCATTCCAAAGTTGTGAATTATACTCCGAAACTGGATCTTTTTGATTTAATGTAGTGAGTGAATTTTCAATGTACCACTTGCCAGAAGGACCCTTGAATCCATGGTTGAAAACACGAACCCACGGAAGACCTTCATCACCATCAACAGCAGGTGCAGGGAGAAACCTGATGACTGCCATACCGTTACCAGACTTATCAACTTCTGGTCGCCAGAAACGATCATCTTCCTTACGATCTGATGCTGGTGCATTGAGCTTTTCAAGTTCCTTGGCAAGACGATCAATAGAACCTGAAGACTTCTTAAGTGTAGCGAAATTTACCATTGTATGTTCTCCATATATCGTTGTATGTTGTTTTGTCCACAATATCATAATGAATGTTATATGTTAACACGAAACTCTCTCCGTGTCAATTGTATATATCTTACTTTTAAACGCTGCTTTGATTTTTTTTCGATCATACTCTAAAAAAGGATAAAGTTTAAGAAGCAGCAACTTGACCTTTGACCATATTACATCATCTTTGCCTATCCTTTCATCAAACCTATCAGCAAATTGAACTAAGCGATTAAGCACGCTAAACACCTCAGCAGATAATTCTCCTGAGAGATACCTGTTGAGTATTTCGGGATACTGGTTCTTTTTGACAAGAAAAACATCTGATGGAGCACTCACATTACCGAACAGTTTGTCCAGTTCGTTATTGAAATTATATGTGAATGCTTGCTTGCGCTTGGTGTAATCTTTGAAGTTCTGTTCTGCTTCATCATCAAGGAAATCACCGACCCATAGCTTACCTTTGATCAGGTTGGATAGAATATAGTCCCTCATCTGTGCTTCATCGCACATTCTACATAAGCGTTGGAATTGAAATCTATCTTTTCTAGCCATGAAGGAATCTGGTGTAGCTGTGACTTTACCAGAATACTTAAAATAGTCATACGACTTAGTGGTCATATGATTCTTCAAGGCTAGAAATAGACAATATGTTTCAAATGCGGATAGTCTCACTATACACGATATCCTCTTGTGATATATTTGTCCATACGGAATTGCTTTATTGCTACACCGGGTTTATGAGGAATAAGCTTTTTATTAGCAAGAGCATCATATGTTGCTCGGCTGATGAATAATCCATCTATTTTAGGATCATAAGAAACACAGCAATGCTGAAGGTCAAATTCATCCATCAATGCTTCTCTTGTAGGATATTTTGTATAAATGAAATTGAACACATTGGTCTTGAAGGTTATGGCCCTTATAATTTGAGGATTACTCATATACTCAGTTTCTGATTCTTTCTTGATCTCTTCCTTCATTTTAGGAAAGACAAAATAGTTTTCTAAAAGTTGATTAGGATCAAGAAAGAATATGTCAATATCATGAACAGCTTCATTGTGAAATTTTGAAGCAAAGAATCCACCTGCGATAATATAATTTAACCCAGTAGCACCATAATAATCAGTAAGCACTTGATTGAGAAAAGGCATTGTACCTTTAACATATCCTTTTAGGGCACCAATATTGGCACGCTCTTCTGGTCTAAAAATCTCTTCTCGATTAGACATGATCAACCTCTAAAAAGGAAGTTTTGCTGTATTAGACTTTGGAAGAAAGTTGAGGTCTTCTGCTTCAATCTTGATCTTAGACTTGAGAGCACCTGTGACCATTTTAGCAATGACCTCTACTTCCAAATCATTGGACTCACAATAATGGACCACAGCATCAATATATGATAACGATTTATTCCTGACCAACTTTTCAATTTCATAAGAAAAGTCTATCATACCATCATGTGAGTCGTCGAGCATATGTTATTTCCTATATGATTTTAGTTCCTGATCAAATGAGTCTCGGTCAACAATCAATTGACTGTAAGTGATTATATCAAATTCATTCAGTTTGTCAAGAACATTCTGAATATCAAAATCCTTACATGAAAATAGATCAAACTCAATAAGAGCAGGATCAACCTTGTCCCAGGTATGAATAGAAAGATGAGAGAAATCGAGAACAGCAACAGCGGTAAACCCCTCGTTATCTACCATGTCTGAATAGACTACATGAGGACCACTGATTACATTCATACCAACACGACCAATAACATCACAACACCAACTCGAAAGTTGTTGTTCAGTTTTAGGAGGATTCTTTACATAAGCACGGATGATAATATGCTTGTGTTGGCGAATTACTTTTTGTTCCATTTCGTTACATCTATACCTCTCTCTGGAAATAAAAAAGGTGGTTTTGTTTGATCGAGGATTACCACCAACCTCTAGTACAATACGGATGTACCCGAATGATTGTTCTGTTACGAGGTCAATCACCAAAACCCTATGAAACTTAAGCCGCTAGGCGAGTTTCAAATGGAGCATTATCGTTAGCTGCCTTTACGTTTTTGGACTGATTGTCAGCCGTTCCTTGCTGGTATCTCCATCTATCTCCCATATGCCTGTCGATCCTATTTCGCCCCCATCAGCAACATATTACTTCAAACTTTCCTAGCCAAACAGGTCTGGGCTATCGTACTCGTTTGATTAAGAGTGACCTTTACGATGACTCTAAAAATCATCTTCCTTCTCAAGTAATATGTTGTTGGTGGAGGCGTCGGGTACTGCCCCCGAGTCCAGTTCATTGTTTGACGACTTCAACGATACAATTCTTATTTATATTAGAAATCTCCTAATTGAACCTGAAGACACCGAATGCCTTCATTACGCCACATCTCGACAACACCATTATGATCATCAAATACCATATATGGATCATATCCATCGAGGCGAATGTCCTGTAGAAGTTCTTTCTTTACGATTCTATGATCACGATAATCATCTACTGCACGCATATAAAGCTTGTCATAAACACCACGAAGACCCGCAGTCTTATCAAGCCATTCCTTTGTTTGCTTGCGTTCATCATCCGATCTAGCAGTCACAATAAGAATAGTGTTGCCAGCTTTCTTAAGAGTTTTGATCAGCCATACAATATCTTCATAAGGAGTATCAAGGTGTGCAACCTTCTTATACTCTTTCCAACGCTTAGGCTTTACTGTCAGAAAATGTTCACGGTGATCTGTATTAGCCAAAGTACCGTCAACATCACAAAGAATCACTTTGTTCATAATCAATTTCCTTTGAGGTTCAATTCTATTATTGCAGACTTAGATACGCACACAGTATTAATCAAAACACCATTGTTCTTTTCACATTCTTCTTTGACAGCCCATTCAAATTTCATAGAAGCTCCAGCTAAAAGAATGAATAGAACGGGAATTATCCATAAAAACTTCGATCTAGCTATAAAGACCTCATACATAAACCAAAGCACAGATATCAAAAAGAATAACATGGTTAATTCCTGTTTTTTTGAGCTACATGATAATCATACACTTTTTGGCAGAGCATGTCAACATAATCATTTGGGTCTTTGATGAACAATTGTGGTTCTGGTAATCCATCTGTTGACATTAGGATAACAATTTGATTAACAGGTATCTTGGTTAGTTCCTCATACATTATCGCATATGCTGTGGATTGAATGAAGTAGTCTTGTATCCATTCCTCTTTCTTTTCTTTAGCAGAAGTTTTGAAATCGATAACCGACAATGTGCCATCAAACTCTGCTATAACATCAGTTCTTCCAGCTAACTTTAGCCGTTCTGAATATAATCCACATTCTATGAAATGAATGTTATCTATACGATTGACAGCAGGTCTCATAGTAAGAAAAGACTGCTTGATGTCAGGCATAGTGGATTCTGTGATTATTTCATTGAAGGGTTTATTCTCAAGGTATTTTTCAAGTAACGAATGAACTTTAGTCCCACGATAAGAAGCACGATAAGAGACTTTATTAGCCTCTTCATGCCCTACTCGGTTTCTCCACTCTTGGATACTTTTCTTTTTGAAATGTGAAAGAACGGTAGTGATAGAAGGTACAAGGTCACCATTAGGCAACTTATACTTTCTACCACTCTCGTTCTCTATGGATTCTATCTTAGATAGAACAGGAAGATTTTCCACATATTTGAATGTTTTCTGCATGATGATCTCCACTTATAACACATAAAAGTATATATGTCAAGTGTCAATCTCGTTTTGGATTACCCAATATGGTTTTAACATGTGGTTTTCCACCAATCTCTCTTTCATATGTGGTAGGAGACTTAATGGACACTTTTTTGCTCAATAATTTTTCTGCTTCAGAACTTGGAATAACATCCGCTCCAGTTTTCTTCCAAATATGACCTAACTTACCTGAAAATTCGCCCCATGCATTTCTGTTCTTTTGTTTTATATCATCAACAATATTTCTGGCTAATCCTTTTTTACCTTCAGTTGTGCCATCAGTGCCAGCAGCAATTACTTTGCGACCATTTTTATGTTTTTTATATAATGTAGCACTAACAATTTTACCGCCCGATCTGACAAGTTTCATATCAGAATGTGAAATATCATGATGTATAGCTTTTGATTCTTCTTCTGATCCTGAACCAAGTTCTCCATAACCTCCAATATCTGCATATGATTTTCTAAGCATATCATGAACATCTTGTCTATGCTTTTCACGATATGGCTCATGTTTCTCATTAAAACCAGGATTGAGAAATCTTTCAAGTATGAATTGAGAAAAACTTATCATTCTTCATCACCCTTTGAGCCCGATCTTGTTGGAACAAGTCTTAGGGCATCTATTCTTTTTCTGAATCTGATCATAGGATCATTCTTTTCATTCAGCTTAGTATTTGGTTTATTAGAAGTAAAGAACTTTTTCACATCTTCTAGTTCTTTATCGGAAACATCATCGAGTTGAGATGTTTTACCTTTAGACCATCCTTTAGTCAAATGAAACTTTTTGGTAGCATCAGAAGCAGAGGATTCGATGATAAATTTTTCAAACAACTCATCTATAGATTCCTTCTGTGTTCTGATAGTATCATAATTTCTCTTTACTAACTTTTCATTCATACCAGGATGATATGCTTTGAATCCTTTATAATCACCTGCCCTGGCTAGACCAATGATCTTAGTGGCTGATGCGCTTCTCTCCAGTTCATCTTTGCTCATTTGTGTAGGGTGTTTATCAACATCTTCTCTTTTGCCTGTTACTTCATGAACATGCACACCACCTGGGAAATGGAATGGAATATTACCTTTCTTATCTGGTTTACCATTATATTTCTCAGCTATTTTCCTATATTCATTAGCTCTGTCAGAACCTGCAACTATATGTAAAGTATGATGTTGACCATTTAGTCGGCTCAATGAGTCCAATACATTTGTTGTCGATTCTACAGGATGATCAAACATGGCTTCAGCATGTTCTTTCTTCTGTTCTGGTGTCAAAGGATCAGAAGTTCCTGTTAGATGAATATGGAGTTTGCCTTTGTTCTTTTTAGCTATACCTTTAGCTTGATCAATAGCTTTCTTGTGCCCTAAAGTAGCATATCTAACTTTACCAACAAAGAGCACTCCTGTAGAACCAGTCTTACTTTCGTTTATTGCTCCCTTAGTTGGAAATCTTGGGTTGTTACCCAAAGCATGTTGAACATCGGAATGAACCAATTTAGATACCGGTCTCAATCTGCCTTCGTTATCCTTCTTTTGTATAACGATACCTTCAGTCTTTGATTGTTTACCATCAACACTTGTTTCCAAATCTGGATGTTTTACACCACCTAGAGCATGATCTGTAGCAGCCTGTAGGTGATGCCTGATATCCAATGATCTTTGGAAATGTTCTGAATTGTTTTCAGCATCTTTAGCTAGAGATTCAAATTTATCTCGTGCTTTCTTTTGTCCTGCTTCTGATTTAAGTTTCTTAGCAGCCTCTTCACCACGACCTCTTAGATAAGAAGCATATCCAGCTACCGATGGTTTTCTATTACCACGAGCAACACGGTTATTATAGATTGTGAAATGTTCCTTATGTTCCGGTGTCAAATGGTCTGTAGTATGTTTAGCAAGCAATTTCTCTGCCTGCCCCAAATGATGTTCCACAGCTTTCTTGTCTTCGTCAGAATATGGATGTTCTGATGGCTTGAAGTCTGTTCTAGGAACAAAAATATTTTTGCTTGATTGTATTGCTTTCTTTTCAGGAGCATGTGCTACACCTTTTGATACCTCAGTATGAATAGCAATGCCAACTGGAGCAGAACTCTTAGCATGATATGTTAATCGGTTAGGAGTATAAGAAGTTTTACCACCTTTATGTTCACTTGTTCCATCACCTGGAGTCCAAAGAATATCACCTTGTACATGATGACCTTTACCTACAATTTCATGCCCATGATTTCTAAGATGCTTTAAAGCTTCTGCATATCCTGGATGTTTACCAAAATGTTGATCTATTTCTTGATCAGAATGGGCAACCACACCTCTAGCTAACCTATGCTTATCTGAAATACCTACTTGACCGTCAGCACCATGAACAATATGAACCGATGCACCGCCGTCATGTTTCAATGAAGCAGAAACGGTACTGGGTTTACCTTGTCTAAGATTATGGAACTGACGAATCAGATCAACAGCCGCATGAGAATGTTGAGGGGCTTCGTGAGGTAAATCTTTAGTGTGTGTTAGATGCCCTAATAGGTCATCATCTACAGACACAGCTTCATTTAGATATTCTAGGAACGATCTCATTTATTATTTCTTTCTTTATTATCTTGCTCGGGCATCACGGTAAGCGTTCATAACTTTTTGTGAAAACCCATGATCTCTTGCTACAATATGTTGTTCACCTGTATGCGGATGAGTCCATACTCCCATGTTACCCATTTGTCGGTAATCATGTGGTGGAGCATCCATGTTTCTTTGATGATCTAAGAATTTTTGCACCAAAGGATGAGATTCAATATGATCCATAGCCTTTTCTTTTTCTGGACCTCTGTCCCAATGTTTACCATGGTTTCTGTTCCAATCTCTCTCTAAGGCTTCATTAAATTCTGAATGACTGATGCCTTTAGGATGCGATTCTGTCTTGGTTAATTCTCTGAATTTCTTACCTGTTATTTTATCTACATGACCCACATGAGTCCATTCATTATTATCATGGTCGTGGTCTATTTGTGGTGGAAATATACCAGATTCAGAATTGGAATGATAGTGCCCTGTATGATGGTCTTTTGTGATGATTCTATAATTAGAATTAACGAAATGATCACCGCCTTCGGCTTCATTTTGCATTTGACCTAAACTCATATCATCATATTTTTTTCTCTTATGAGTTTTATCAAGTGTAGCACGAATAGCCACCTTCATGCCAGTTTTCAATTGAGCTGGTTTACCATCAAGTGTGATATTTTCTTTATCTTTGAGAGGAACATAAGCACGACTAGAACCTTTAGGCATCTTGCCTTCGATACCAGTCTGTTCACCTCTATTGGTAAGTTCTTTAACTTTCTTAGCCAATTGTGCTTGCTTTGAAGTTCCATAAGGCGCAGTCTTCTGAGTTACAATTGCTTGCAACTCAGGATGAAGATTCTCAATTATGATATTTTCTAAAAATTCTCTGAGTGAATAGATCATATGCCCATTTCTGTTCGTTTGATAATGTAATCACGAACCAAGCCTGAGCGAACAATATCCTGCTTCTCAAACTCAATATACTCGAATCGGTTCATGCGTTTAGTTATATTTATAAAATCCATAAGACCACTTTTATCTCTTTCATGAGTTAAATCTGTCTGTCTGAAATCACCACAGAATATGATGCGTGATTTATCACCAAGTCGTGTCATTACGGTATCCAACTCTCCGAAAACCATATTTTGCAACTCGTCCACAACCACGATAGCATTGTTGAATGTTAGACCACGAAGAAATGATGTGGTTGTAAAATGCATCATATTTCTCATCTTAAGTATATCATATCCATCACCACGCCCAAACAGGTCATCACAAATCTCTTTGTATGGTTCTTCATACACTTTGATTTTGTCTTTGATGCTTCCTGGTAAGAAACCAATGTCACGAGATGGAACAACAGACCTAACGACAATCACCTTATCATAAACTGACTGCCCAGATAGCATTTGGTTCAACGCCAGATAAAGAGAGATATAAGACTTGCCGGTTCCTGCATATCCGTGGAGCATCAGGTTCATATCTCTGTTATAGGCGTCAAATGTTTTTTGTTGATTTGCTGTAAGAGGAGATACCTTTCTTAGCTCGAAATGGTTGTTTTGTTGTTGGTTCTTATTATACTTTTCTTGTCTAAGTTGTTTTCTATTCTTCTTAGGCATAGTATCTCCTTTAGAAAGCGAAAAAGGGAGTCTTCGTTTTAGCGAAGCTCCCTTTAGTTTACTGTTGAAATTTTTGTTAAAAAACTTTATTGTTAAATTTCCTTTTTTAAATCCCAGCGACCCTTGCCGATCTCTGTGTGTGGATTAGCTGCTTTGACTTTTCCCAAAACATATTTTGAAAAATCAGCAGGTGGACGAGTAACACCGATGCCAACTGGATCAACAACATTAACAGAATGATACACTCGTTCCAAATGATCATTTTTCTGTTCAAAGTCTACAATCTCCGACATCGGCATACTGATATCAGAAACTTCATTGGTCTTCTTATTACGAAATGTATAAACTGCCATTACGAATCTCCAAGTGAATCCTTTGGTGGAATAGGTATCTTTCCTTTATAATCCATTCTATTAGCTGGTGTTGGTGTTGTTGCTTTTTGAAATGTATCGGATAATTCTTTATTAGCTTGTTCAGGTTCAATTGCATTAGGTGGTTTTACTGTAGATGGATGTTCAGCTTTTACTCTACCTTTAGCCCAATCGATAACAGAAGGTGGTTTTTTATTTAAGCTGTGCATAAGACCGCCAATAGGATCACGTCTATCTTCAACATTTGACGATTCTCTATCTGTGACTGTTAATTCTTTGATATATTCTTTAAATCTTTTCATGAATACCCTTTAGCCATTCAGGAGCTTGTCTGTTCGTATATTTATGTAAATGAGACTTGCCATTGATGTAATAATTACGATAATTCTCAATTGAATCCTTCGACACAATATACTTAGCATCCATGGCAGGCGTTGGTTGAGTGAATGGACCATGCTTAATATTTTTTGGCAGATCAGTCAAAGCACTCTTCATGGCATCACACTTATGTACTTTACCATACCGATGGTGATACTCATCAATCAAGCCAACGAAATGCCAATAGAGCCACTGATAATTAGATGACGATTGACGGCACCACACAGCAGATGGATGATTGATATGTGTGGCTTGATAGATTATGCTATCGAGATTGTCCGACAATTTCCAACGCTTGGCCTTGCGCCCACTAGCACTCTTGCCAATGTATTCAGTACCATCAAGCAACCGATGTGCTGTTGATAGTAATTGGGCGCTCTCAAGTATCATTTTGATCACATGCCTATCTACAGCCATGGTGGCTGCAATATGAGGGTCATGATGTAGGTAAAAGATGTTCATTTTTTCTCCGATCAAGGCGTATAGAGAGTTACACCATAATTCATACCACGTTTACAGTAGATAAATTTACCAGCGATTTTACCTTTTACCATAAGAGGAATGAATGTGTCAAGATCAGTCATGAACACTGTAAATCTTTGGCCTTTAGCATTTGTAAATGTGGCACCAGCAGCAGATCGACCACGATAATATCCATCATAGATCAATTCATCATCCCATGGTACATTATCGACCATGACAGGACCAATTTTTGCACAAATTCCTGTGATAGGATCACTTTCACCGTAACGAAACTCTCCACTATATTCAGAGTGTGATAGAACATCTAGTTCTATTCGTTGTTTCGTTTTAATATCCCAATATGAAGTGGGAAACATAGGAATTTGTTTGATCTTAGATTTCTTCATTGCATCTGCCCCTTGTGTTTGATCTTGCGGCTATAAGCCTTCTTAGACTTTACCACCTTAGGTTTATATGGAGTATCACGCTGAAACAGCATGAGAGCACTCCGCACTTTTCTAGGTTTTCTCTCTTTTCTCATTTGTCTTCTCCAAAAAGTCTTCTATGTCTCGTATAAGATGCTTTAGATTACCATTGCCCATTTCACTGTGAAACCAATTTACGACCTGTTCCAACAAATGCCTGCACTCTCGATTATTTAATTCCATGAGCACTTCTGATTTTTCATCGACATTCATTCTCGTCCATTCCTTTATCTCTGTTAATGTACGAAAACACCCGATGCAATAATCTGCACCGGGTGCCAGCTTACATATTTTTACACAAGGACTTTTCACCGAAGAAGGTCACGAACATCTTCGACACCCTTGTCCCAATCGGGGTCCACATTGAAGGAAGATGCCGCAGGAGCCGAGGTCAAAACCTTCTCGACATCCGACTTGACATTCTTTTCACGCATAGCAACGATTGCAGCCGTCGCCTTCTTAATTTCCTCAACCGTCATAACAGGCTTGCCGTCGGTCTTAGCCGCCTTAGCAGGCTTAGCCGACTTAACAGACTTGGTCACCTTAGCAGGCTTGGGAGCCTTAGCTGCCTTGGCAACCTTAGGAGCCTTCGGTGCCTTGGCAGGCTTATCCCACTGGTTCAAGTCCATATCAGTGTCCTTGACCAGCGTATAAGATTGAACCGTACGACCATCCTTGTTAACATCGATGCCAAAGTTTAGGTACTTGCGCATCATAGACACATACTTGATAGCATAAGGACCAGAAGTCAAAGCCTTGTTGATTTCATCGACACTCAACGTAGGCTTTGCCAGAAACATCTGGCGGATTTGCTTGATATGATTGATGTAGTTACCATTGTAGATCATAGCCATGTGGTATTCCTTGTTTGTTGTCGATTGGATGATACTAGCACATATCCAAAAATATGTCAACCACACACACCACAAGCCTCATAGAATCGTTGGGTGTCAAAATTCGGACTGATGCGTTTACAAGCCACGGCGATAGCCTTGGCTGCACTAAGGCGTTGGACTTCATCAGAGATATGGCTAATCTCTTCAGCCAGGATTTTGAAATGCTTGCGGGTCATAGGCGAGCCTCGATCTGTTGAACATTCCACGATATTAGACGAACCATGGAAGAAAGCAAGCGTTATCTTTGCATAGCTGGTATGCACCGAATGTAGGTCTTGATAGGAAGCGGTACTAACCTGTCCAGCCGTGAGGATTTCACGGAGGACAGGTTTTCTCATAAAGTATTGATCCATAACACAATTAGTTGTAGTAGTATCAGTCACTTAGCACAAATCCTAGTGTATTGTATCAAATAGAGAAAATTCCTTGCCGTTCCAAACATTTAGCATATATTGCTCGGCATAGTGCTCTGCAAACTCAGGGTCGATGAACACCATATGATGCACCATCAACTTATCTTCATACATCTTAACGTCATACCGACGATGGCCTTGAGTGTCACGACCATCTTCCTTGATTATAATGCTCTTCATACTGTCTCCTTTGTTTTCAAGGCTTCCATAGCACGAATGACACTAAAGGCCGACACCGAGGCTTTGATACCGGTCGTCTTCTTATCCAAAGGATAAGCTGTCAGAACAAAGCCAAGTGTCGAAACATAACCATACTTAGACCAGTTGGTTCTGTTAGCAGTGTCTTTCATACGTTGAACCAACTGGTTCACGCTCATGTCAGACACAAAAGGATTGACCAACAACACAGCCTTAGCCGTCTCAACCAGGTTTTCTTCGTCAAATTCCAGCATATTCATTCCTCTGTTTAAGATGATGATGTGATATTAGACTAGCTTAGGAAGAAAAGCAACACATATCTTTGCATAGCTGGTATGCAGGAATGCATAGCTCAACCCTTGATGATAAGCTTAACATTTTTATTATTAAAAGTCAAAGACTTACCCTTACGAGGCTTGCAGACCTTGACCTCTCCACCCTTTTTAAGAAAGTCGACCATAAGGTCGCTGACAAGGGCGCTGGTGGCTTTACGGCTAAGCTTTTGATTGGTCATGATATTTTCCTCAGCGGATATCTGTGTTTAGAACAGGCTTGAGTTGCTTAATCAACTGCCGCTCGGATTGGTGGGCAGCAGTCTTACCACGAACTACTTCCACGATGGAAACGTCAAAGGCATCAACACCATGTTTGCGAATAGCCTTGCACAACTTCCAGTCGTGTTGCTCAGTCAACGCACGCTGAACATGCTTGAGCCAACGGCGACGAAGACTTTTGGAAGGGCTACGATCATGGACATGGGTCACGCCGATGTAAACCAGCTTACCCACCTGGAGCTTGTACACCAGGTGGTTGCGGTCACTGCGCTTTTTGCGTCGTTTCATCATGCGTCCATAATATCAATCTGGACGCCAAAGTCAATCACTATTTGTAGAAAATTATTGCTTTTTTAAGTCAGGGTGTGAAATTTTATTTCTCTCTCACACCCTGTACAGATAATCAGAAGTCTGATCACTTCCTTACATAAAAATCGTCCATTTCGTCATATTCATCATGGTGTCGGTTCCATGCTTTCTTCCAGTTTCGAGTTTCACGACGGCGAGGAGATTCCTTCTTCTTACCTCGCTTCATGTAATCATCATCATAGTATTCATCATCAGTCAATTCAATGTTATGATTATGACGATTCTTCATTGGGTCTTCTGTCCTTTGCTTGTTTTACTTGATCAAATCTGGAAAGGCTTGTTTTACCACAGATGGAGTTAAACCTTTCACACGCTGCTTTTTGAGCAACATGTTGGCATACACTTCAGCCTCTTTTGCTTCAAGAGACTCAAGAATCTGGATTAGAATTTCCTCTTTACGCTTCATAGAGAGATTAGGATTGACCTTAGGATTGTTCTCTTGAAACAGATATGCACGACCTAGCTCTTGATGTATTGATGTATAACCAAGACCGGCAGGAGCATCAGAGGGTTTATAGTCAGGAATCTTTTTGATTGAAAATTGGATGTTTGGGCTAAAGGTGCCTTCAAGAATGTTTCGTAAGGCATATGAAGAATTATTCTTGAGCACATTTACTTTTTCAGCGGTAGTCTTAGCCTTCTCAAATTCATCGAAGACTTCGTATATATTCTTAAGCATAGTCATTTCACCTTTCAAAATTCATCAGCAACTTCGACCAAGTTTTTCAGTCTGTTCTGGATCAAATAGTTTAACATGTTCGTCTTAGTGTTAGGTTTTGTTGTATCATAGGATTCGACAATCTTGGACTTCAATTCATCTGGTACAAAATCAAGGTCCACCAGCATCTTGTTCCTGTTATAACCACGCTTCATTGTATCGGTTACACAGAATTGGTTAGGATCAGTCTTGAGCCATTCCAATAGCTTCGTCTTATTTATTCTTTTCTGTCTTTCTCCGATAGCAAAGGTGTTATCAGCAGACAGGAAGTTAGGAATGCCATCGCCAGCATCGCCCTTGAGAATATGTTCCTTGACGAAGAGGTATGGATCATCTGTGCGGATAAAACGTTTGAGGATAGGGCTATATTGCTGGACATTATCATACTTCTGAAGCTGTACGAAATCCTTATCTGAACTAAGGATCAGCACATCTTCGGAAGAAGAGAACCGACCAGCCAACACAGCAATAATGTCATCAGCCTCAGCACCCTCGACTTCGAGCACTCGATAAGGAAAGTTCTTCTTCAGTTCATCACGAATCTTGTTGAGAGTTTCAAAGATGAGACCCCAATCGAACTCAGACTTTTCACGAGCCTTGCGCCGATTAGACTTATAAAATGGAAACACCTCACGGCGCCAGTATTTCTTACTGTCGCAGCAAATGACCATACTACCATACTTGGATTTGAATTGCTTGTTATATGACCTGAGGCTATTAAGCACGATATGCCTAATCAAGTCTTCTTGGATTTTTACCTTGGGGTCACTGTTGATGTGCATCATCAAGTTTGAGATGAGCACCTGGTTGAGGTCGACGAGGATAATGACACTTCTCCATGATTTGTTTCATTATATATAGCACAGTTATTTGTTGCTGTCAACTTCATCAATCATTTTGACCACTACATTTTCATCCATAAATTTGTGCAGGTCATGTTCAATTTCCAATGCTCGGTAGACTGTAGCCTTGAGCACTGTCGTTGCAAAGTAAAAATCTTTAATAAAGTCTTCCTGTTCAATGTCGATACCACAACCATCCAGTTCACGCAGGACATTATCTTCAATATCACTACACAAGGCATCCGCAAAATTCTTGACTCCATTTTCTTTCATTTTCTCAAGGTATTCTATGTTCATGTTCTCACGGATAATCTTGTTCTTGGGAAATTGAAGAATGTTTTCTGTCATTTAATAGCCCTCAAAAGAATTGTGTCTGTATTTATTCTGCCCTTTGCAGCCTTCTCTTTGGTAGTAAGTTCATCCATGAGTTTACGCAGAACAATCTTACCACCCTCAAGCACACGAGGCAGAATAACATCGGGCTTTCTAACAGTCTTGGTGACAGAAGTCTTTTCATCAAAACCAGTTATCGTGGACCCTTTGACAGACAGCCCAGAGCCAATTGCATTGAATACAGAGAGTGTCTTGGTTTTATCATTAAACACCCATAGCTGCATAGCACCAACAATCTCGGTAGGCTTGATGCTGGTCAGCTTGTCGTTCTTCTGCTTATACTTAAGCTTAGATACCAGAACACCAGCGGGCTTGATCTTCTTCTGGCGAGGCTTACGAGTAGCCTTAATAACAAGGGACTGGGTATCACAGACAGCTAGAATTTCCTTGAGAAAGGCTAGATACGCTTTGATGCTGGGCTTGGACCAATGCTTGTATGCTCGCTTGATTTCAGGATCACTGGTCTTGATAGCATCAAAGATTTCAGCATAGATTGGCTCATAGTAATCTTTAATTTTCTTAGCTACCTGAGGTTTGATAGCTTTATTACGGAACCAATCTGCCACATCAAAATCACTTTCACCATGCAGAATGAATTGATCAACCTGTTCTTCCAGGTCACCAATCAATTCAGATGCACGGTTCTCGATACGATCTTGTATGGAGATAACAACAACAGGTTGTGTGTTTGTTACTTGAGGTTCCACGACCTTCTGAATAAGATCGTGTAGTCTTTGGAGCATAGACTGCTCCGCTTCTTTACTTAAAGTACCACCGTTAGTCACAATGCGACACTGCCAACCAATTGTACGGAGCTTGATTGGTTCAATACGCTCCACTTTTTTGAGGGTTGTCTTGGATACCTTCTTAGCCTTCAGATATGCTAGAACAAATTTCTTGGCATCTTCGTTATCATAGTTATAGTTATACCAGTTGTACGCCTTCATAACATCAACCGTGCTAGAATTTTCATCTAGCACGGGCTCAGTTCCCATAACCTTGGAATCAATCGATGGCTTTCGCATTCTGTTCCTCTAGATCAGAAAAGGCATATTCTTGGAAGTCCGTGATCAACGAAGCTCCATATTCACTATACCCTACTTCTTCATCGATGTCAAATGCATAATCCCATGCATCCTCTATGTTATTGAAAATCTTAGAGGAAGAAAAGGTTTCTACAATTGTCTTAGGGTTCGGAAGATACTTTCCAGACTCTTCCAAAAAGGTTCCATAGATATTGTCTATGGCTTGTGTGTATACGACACGAAATTCAGGACCATACGTTTGCAGAATATATGTTCCATTGTCTGCTGACATTCTTATCTCCCGTTTGCTACTTTGAGGAATTTATCAGCAACATGGGTAGCACACCAGCTTTCAGGCTTCACCATAGGAACAATGTTACAAGTGCCCTTGATGTAACCAATAGCTTGGTCAAGCACCAGATTTGATGCATGTCGTTCATCTTTGTTAATGTCAAGATGAATTTCTACCTCACGATTACCGATGGAGTCTGCTAGTTGTAGATATAGCTCCGAAGCCTTGTACACCTCTTTCATAAGTCTATGTGTTGGTCTCTTCTTGTCGGTTGTAAAATCTTGTTCGGTAAACTTTTCACCAAAAATCTTACAACCATGTGATTGATCAATATGGATCACCACAACAAGATAAAAGTCGGCAAAACGACCTCTTTTGGTCACACGAACTTCCGAGTCACAGCCAATATAGATTTTTGACTGTTCACTTTGCTGTTCTATAAATGCTTTTGCTTCTGCCAACTTTTTGTTGCTAAACATGTCACTTCTTCCTATTTAATCTTCTTGCTTTACGAGCTTTACTTCCAATTTTTCTACGACCTTTTCTGGGCCTATTTTTTCTTTCATGTGCCAATTATTAATTCCTTTCATAATAATGAGTTCCGTCTTCACGATAAACTCGTTTTCTACCAAGTTTACTAAGAGTTATTTTTTTTCTAACTTCTAGATTTGATGCAGGGTTTAAATTGCCTGTTTTACCATACATTGGATTATTTTTGCCTCTCATTCTTTCTTTATGTACATCTTCACGTATCCATTTACCATTACGCCCTTTCATATTATTTCTAGTTTTTTCAGATTTACGTTTACCTTTAAACATTTCAGAATTTTTTTCTGCGATTAATTTTCTAACTAAAGAATATGAATTAGATGTATATCTTTTTTGGCCTTTAGATTTGCTAAAAGACATTTTTATAAGAGCATTTATCATC